TAAATTCTTTTATTCTAAAAGGAAAAACCTGGAAAACCACCGACGCCGACTTAGCTAAAAAGGTAAGAAAAGAAGAAGTATCAGAACATATTGTAAAAACCAAAAAAGGTTATGTTCTTTACTCCAAATCAAAACCAAAGAGAAAGCTTGGCGGACCTTATTCATCAAAAGAACAAGCTATTAAAAAAGAACGACAGGTTCAGTATTTTAAACATATGGGCGAATCAAAACAAAAAACATTTACAGAATTAACAGAAGACATTAATACCGCAAATAAAGAAATGCACGAAGTTCCTACTAAGGTTAAAGAAACAGCAAAGCAAGGTATTGATCTTGTTAAAGAATACAAACGCGGCGCTACTCCTGCTGCGGTTCAGATAGCAAGAGATCTTATTACAAAGAAAGAATTATCTCTTAGCAAGATAAAAGCAATAAAAGCTTACTTCTTCCGCAATAAGACACAAGTTCAAAAAGGCGAGTCAGGTCATAGACCCTCATCGAATACAATCCCTTCTGATGAATGGATCTCTTGGCAGTTGTACGGTGGTAACGCTGGAAGAGATTGGGCGGAAAAAATCCTCAATCCTAAAAAAGATACTCAAATAAATACAGATAAGGAAAATCAATAATGAAGACCTTCCAAACACTCTTCGAAGAAATCAATCAAGCAACAGCTGAAGAAAAAGAATTAACTGTTGACGACGCAGGGCTAATCAAATCCGTGACCTCTAAGCTACAGAAGATCGTTTCAGATTTTTCTGAGATGTCTCCTGAAGAAGCAGTCGAACAAATTCAATCAGCAGTTTCAGAATTTAACCTGACCTTTGATGTCGACAAGGCTCTGTCTGCTATGCAGTCGGACGAACCTGTTAAACTAAAACTCACCCTCGCCGACAATGAAGACGATCCATTTACTATTAGTGCTGAAGACGAAGACGGCGAAGAGATTCCAGGTGATATGGTGCTTTGTGTCCACAAGGACGGCGAAGGTATCTATGCAAAGATTCATGTCTACTTTGACGACGAAGAACCAGAAGTTCTAGACGATATCAAGTTTAACATTCCCGACGAAGAAGAATCAGAAGAAGAAAAGAACGACGAAGCTGGTTATCCTGCATTGGAGAATGAAGCCGAGTCAGAAATCGAAAAAGAAAAGCCTGTTGAAAAAGATGATGATGAAGAAGAAACAGAACCTTCCGCTGAAGAAAACGATTCTAAAGTAACACGTAAAGGTGCTATTAAAGTTTATGAAGAATACACTGGCGGCACAAAGTACATTGTTGTTCACCTTAAACAAAACAAGTTAAAGGCAGATATCTTTAATCACAAGCTAGACGCATACAACCAAGGACTAAATATCGTAGGTGATATTATCGAAATTACACGAGGAGATGTTCAGGACACCGAATCGCGTATGAAAGAATTAGCTAAAGTAAAACGCCAAAAGCTAGCTGATGTAAAGAAGAAGATGGCAGCAAAGATGGAAGCTAAGAAGGTAATCTCAGATGCGAATGCAGCCGAGAATAAAACAGAATCTTTACCAGTAGCGAATACTGAGATCGTTAAAAAGCTAAAAGAGAAAAAGGGCAAGGATCTACCTGAGCCTGGAACACATCAAGTCTAGCTTGAATATCAATATCACATCAGATAACGCACTTCTCTACGCAGCCAGGGTTTATGACAATCCAGGCTGCGTAACTTTTCAGGAGTTCGAAGAGGACTACGCAAGGGTTAAGTTCATCAAAGTGCTTCTATCGAAATACCTAAATAATAAGAAAGTCAATATCCAGATGGTGCTGAATCATATCATCTGTCTGAATAACGTCTTTCCAGGCTGGGTCGCTAAGATTTTGTTGGCAGAAGTAGACAAGAATTATTGGAATCTCTTAGCCACTTTTTTGATTTATCTTAAGTTAATGCCGATTGACGATTTCTGGATTAATGGGAAAAGAATTAACGTAGAGGTATTCGAATTAGATGGAGAACTCTTAGATCGACTGAGGGAGCTATAATGCCAAAGAGATATAAAGTAACACGTATCAAAAGAGACATCTCAGAAGTCACTACTGCTTCTGTTGCTGCAACAGGCTCTGATCCTAACCCAGCAATATCGATTGAAAAGTTAAAGACAGCTCGCAAGAAAAATTATGAGCCTATGCCAGTTCTTAAGAGAAAAGGAAGCTAACCGTGGAGATTACATCTTTACAAAAAGACGTTCAAGACGTCAGGGTTCAAGTTGAGTTAATTAAAAAGGACATCTCACAGTTCGGTAGTGTGATGGAAAAGTTGGACAAAACAAATGACAAGATTCAAGACCTCATTGACAACATACACAAAATTGTGAACCTACACGACACACAATTAACACTTTCCAAAAGAGACACAGAAGACATCCAGAACGAGATCGAAGCAATCAAAGAAAAGATCTCTAAGCTAGAGAAGTTTGAATGGGCATTTATCGGTATTATCGGGTTTCTCTCGTTTATTCTGAATATCAATAACATCATGCTTTTTTTTTCAAGTAAATAGTTTATTTTAGAACCATAATATAGTATAATATTATATTGAGGTACCTGTTTGGCGAAAAATTATATCAATAACTCAGAGTTTCTAGTTCTATTAGCAAACTATCAGAAAGTAAAACGAGCAGCTCTGAAGAAAGGAAAGGATGTTCCTCCGATCCCTAATGAAATCGGAACGTGTATCTTAGAGATCGCGCGCGGCCTAGCACGTAGACCTAACTTCTCTGCGTACACGTTTAAAGAAGATATGATATCGGATGGTATTGAGAACTGCTTTCAGTACATTGATAACTTCAATCCAGAGATATCCAGTAACCCTTTTTCGTACTTTACCCAGATTGTTTATTATGCATTCCTGCGACGCATCTACACCGAATCTAAGCAATCCTATGTTAAGTTTAAATCTTTTCAGAACCACGATTTATTCACAAATCACAAGCACGAAACAAAAAAGCACGTCAATCTAATTAACACAATTATCAACGATAAAACACAGGATATTATTACCAAGTTCGAAGAAAAGATGTTGGCAAAAGCAACGAACAAAAAAGTTTTAAAAGACGACGATGAAATTATAAACCTCGAATTATTCATGGAGTAACATGCTCAAAGCTCTAATTACTGACACTCACTTCGGTGCCAGAGGCGATAACCCTCTTTTCTATGACTACTTTGACAAGTTCCTAGACAACGTATTCTTCCCCACCATCAAAAAGAAAAAGATCAAGAAGATTATTCATCTCGGTGACGTAAACGATCGTCGCAAGTACATGAACTATCAGACTCTTGCATGGGCTGATACCTTCTTTAAACGTTGTGCTGATCTAGGATTGGAAGTGGATGTTATCGCTGGAAACCACGATACGTACTACAAGTCCACGAACTCTGTTAACTCTCCTGACCTACTCTTCTCAAAGTACAAGAACGTGAAGATCTACTCAGAACCAGTCGAGATTGACAACGTTCTTTATGTGCCTTGGATCAACCCAGAGAACAAAGAGAAGACCCTACAGATCATCAGAGACACTGGGTGTGAAGTAGTTATGGGTCACCTTGAACTCACTGGTTATACGATGTTTAAAGGCTCTGTGTGTCATGATGGAATGAACGCAGACGTGTTCCATAAGTTTGAGTCGGTGTACTCAGGCCATTTCCATACAAAGAATTCTTCTGGAAACGTACACTACTTGGGTTGCCCCTGGGATCTAATCTTTACTGATACAGACGACGTAAAAGGTTTTCATTTATGGGACGATGAAACGGACGCTCTGACGTTTGTTGAGAACCCATACAAGATGTATTGGAAGTTGTACTACGATGATACAACAGCGTCGGACATAGATGACCTCTTGCTTTCTGACGCAGGATATAGTAAAATAAAGGGTACGTTTGTCAAGGTTTACGTCAAGGGTAAGAACAATCCTGTATTCTTTGATCGTTATATTCAGAAGATCAATACTTCTGAACCAGCCAACCTTTCTATTGTAGAAGATTACATTCCTGATAACAAGGAAGAAGACGCGATCTGCATCACGGAAGATACCTTGTCTATCCTCAAGAATTCAATCAAGGATTACTCTGATCTTCTACCATCAAAGGACAAGGAAGTACAGATAGAAAAGCTTCTATCAGATCTATATATCGAGGCATTGAAAGTTTAAGATGATCACATTTGAAGAACTAAAATGGTGCAATTTCCTCTCTACTGGAAACAAGTTTAACACCATCAACCTAAACGACAAGAAGACAAATCTTATCGTCGGAACGAACGGAATGGGTAAGTCGACGATCCTCGATGCCATTACGTTTGTTCTGTTTAACAAGCCTTTCCGAAAGATCAATCTTCCTCAGCTGGTGAATACAGTAAATAACCGAGACTGTATTGTAGAGATCTCGTTTAGTACTGGAGCGAACTCTTATCGAATCGTTCGTGGCCTAAAGCCAAAGGTCTTTGAAATCTGGGAGAACGACAAGATGCTGCAACAAGACGCAGCTATTCGAGACTATCAGGAATACCTTGAAAACCATATCCTGAAGATGAACTACAAGGCATTTACCCAGATCGTTGTGATCGGTAACGCAACGTATCAGCCGTTTATGAAGTTGTCTCCGCACGATCGTAGAAACATCGTAGAGACGTTTCTTGATATCGACATCTTCACCAAGATGAACTCGATCCTGAAGTCAAAGATCACTGAGACAAAGGAAAGAATCAACGACGTTTCCTATAAGTACGACCTCTCTCATGAGAAGATCAAGATGGCTCAGACTATCCTTTCTAGCTCTGAAGAATCTATTCAGAAAAAGATCTCAGACAACAACTCCGAGATCGAAAGGAAAGAGGTGGCGATCGCTGTAAAGAACAAGCAGATCTCTGACCTGAACGACGAGATTACTTCTATTGTATTCAATCAGGAACAGACGAACAAGGTACAGGAAAAAATCAATAAACTAAACGAATACCTGACTACGTTTAAGACAAAGAAGAAAACAACCGAGAAGGAGATTCAGTTCCTTGAGGCAAATGATTCTTGTGGTACATGTAAGCAGGTGATTGATCCTGAGTTCAAGGAAAAGAACCTGACGGAAAAACGGGAAACGGCTACAA